TTGAAGGAGCCGCACCTGTCCTTACCGGCCGGTATAAGAAAAGCTGGGCAGTAAAGAAGACCGAAGAGAATGCGACAAGCATCGAACTGGTCGTCCACTCGAAGAACCGGTATCAGCTCACGCATCTTCTGGAACACGGGCATGCAAAACGCGGCGGCGGAAGAGTACGGGCGATTCCTCATATCGCACCGGCGGAGCAGCGCGGTGAGGAAGAACTTGTAAAGAGGTTCAAAAATGCACTGGAGGGATGATATGACCCACGAAGAAATAGTGACCATGCTGGAGAGAGCGAATCTCCCGCTGGCCTACGATCATTTCACGGAAGGTGAGTCCCCGGACCCGCCTTTTTTGGTGTTCCTCTTTCCGGAGAGCAATAACATGTTCGCCGATGATTCTGTCTATCAGATGTTCACGGGGCTGAATGTTGAGCTTTACACGGATAAGAAGGACCCGGTAATGGAAGAAAGACTCGAGAAGATTTTCTCTGAATATGACCTGCCCTGGGAGAAATCCGAGGTATGGATCGATTCGGAAAAGATGTACGAGGTGCTGTATCAGATGACGATTCTATACGATGGAGGTAACAACGATGGCGAAGAATAAAGTCAGGTTCGGCCTGAAAAAATGCTTTTATGCTCTGGTTTCCGAAACGGAAAACGAGCAGACCGGCGTGATCAATATCTCGTTCGGTAAGCCGGTGCCTATGCCCGGCGCGGTGAGCCTTTCACTTTCTCCGGAAGGTGAGGTTTCAAACTTTTATGCGGATGACCGTGTGTATTACACCACGAGCTCCAATGCCGGTTATTCCGGTGACTTCGAGCTTGCTCTCATCCCTGAGAGCTTCCTTACGGATGTTCTGAAGGAGAAGAAGGATGCAAACGGTGTCCTGATGGAAAACAAAGAAGTGGAGCCGGCGCATTTTGCTCTGCTCTTTGAGTTCACCGGCGATCAGAAGAAGATCCGCCACGACATGTACTACTGCTCGGCGGCAAGGCCCAGTATCGAAGGCAGTACCGTGGAGGATAAGAACGAAGTCGCAACGGAGACGCTGGAACTTACGGTTTCACCGCTTCCCGACTGTGTGATCGGTGATGTGGCATTCCCGGACGGTCTTGTAAAGAGTAAGACCGGTGCAGATACAACCGATGCCGTCTATAACGGCTGGTACAACGGTGTCTATGTGCCGACACCTGAAACCCCGGCAGTCACAACGCCTGAGACGGATGAGACACAGCCGGTCGATCAGACGGAACCTGCGGCAGATGGCACAGAGACAACTGGGTATTAAGGATGCGGGCAGGGGTCATTCCCTGCTCGTACCGTTTGGAGGAGCAAATGAAGACTGATATCAAGATGACGCTGGAAGACGGGACTGATAAAGTCTTTTCTTTCAAGGCGACAGGTACGACAGCAGTTCGCTTTAAGACGATCTTCGGTGAAGAGATCATGGCGGAGATCACGGCGCTTTGGAACTCTGTCGGTACAGATGATCTGAATAAGGCTGCCATTATTACAAACAGCGGCAAGATCGATAACGAGACGGAGACGGTTCTCCGCATCATGGAGAGCATCGCCTGTTCCGGTCATATGGATGCCATCGGCAAGATCGCATATGTGATGAATCGTCAGGCGGAAGGTGTCCAGATCTCGGATATGGGAATGGACGATTACCTGGAATGGCTGGATCAGTTCCAGCCGATTGAGCTTCTGCAGAATGCGGTGACCTTCATTCAGCTGTATCTCGGGAACCGTGAGACTACGTCAAATTTAAAAAAGCCCAGCGGCCCACAGAAAGAAAACTGAACACTGCAGTATATCTTCTGCGGGCCAAGGAGCTGGGCTTATCGCTTTCCGAAATGGATGAACTCCATGAAGGAATGATCTACGACATGATCGTCGAGTCTGCCAATGACCGGGAAACATATCCAGAAATGGCATCGCAGGCGGACATGGATAAATTCTAAGGAGGAGTACAGATGGCGGACAGGCTTAAGGGTATAACACTTGAGATTTCCGGCGATGTGACCGGCCTGTCCAAGGCCCTGGCCGGAGTCAATAAAGAGATAAGGGGAACGCAGGCCCAGCTCAAAGATGTAGAAAAACTTCTGAAACTGGACCCGAAGAATACAGAGCTTCTGGCGCAGAAACAAAAGCTGCTTACCCAGGCAGTCGGCGAAACGAAGGATAAGCTTTCGCAGCTCAAATCCGTGCAGGACCAGATGGATGCAGGGCTTGCGAACGGAACCGTCACCCAGGAGCAGTACGATGCCTGGCAGCGGGAGATCGTTGCTACGGAAGAAGAATTAAAACGGCTGGAAGCTCAGTGCAAGGCGACGGATACGAATATCGGCCAGACGCTGCAGAATGCCGGCAAGTCTATGGAGGAGACCGGAAAGAAGATCTCCGGCGTGGGTGATTCCTTGTCAAAAGGGGTCACGGCTCCTATTGTAGCGGTCGGTGCTGCCTCTGTTGCGGCATTTAAAGAAGTGGATTCTGGCATGGATACGATCGTTCAGAAGACCGGCGCATCCGGAGCCGCTCTTGAGGAGATGCAGGGTATCCTGGAAAACCTTACGGCAGAGATCCCGACGGACTTTCAGACAGCCGGTTCTGCGATCGGTGAAGTCAATACAAGATTCGGACTGACCGGTGATGCACTGGAGGAGCTGTCCGGACAGTTTATCAAGTTCGCGGACTTAAACAATACGGATGTTTCGACCAGTATCGACAATGTCCAGTCTGTGCTTGCAGCCTTCGGTCTTTCTGCTGAGGATGCTTCCGGCATGCTTGATGTAATGAACTCTGTCGGACAGAGCACCGGCATCAGCATGGATCAGCTGGCGTCTCTAATGAGTACAAATGCTGCATCCCTGCAGGAGATGGGACTGAATGCCACGCAGGCAGCACAGTTCCTTGGCCAGGTGGAGATGTCCGGTATGGATACCACGGCAGCGATGACCGGCTTAAAGACGGCTCTTAAAAATGCAGCCTCTGATGGGTTAACACTTGATGAGGCGATGCAGCAGTGGAATACCACCATGCAGTCCGGGGCTTCGGATACGGACAAGCTGAACGCATCGATCGATCTGTTTGGTGCGAAGGCCGGTGCGCAGTTTTATAACGCTGCCCAGCAGGGAATGCTTTCTCTTAGCGGTCTTACTTCTTCCATGAGCGAGTTTTCCGGAAGCGTAAGCAATACCTTCACGGAAGCTCAGGACCCGATCGACAGCTTTACCACGGTAATGAATCAGCTGAAGGTGATCGGCGCGGACCTGGTAGAAAGTGCCGGTCCGATGATCGTTGATGCATTAAAAACGGTCTCGGCAGTTGTAAAAGATTTGAAGACCGCCTGGGACGGGCTGTCTCCTGGGATGCAGGAAGCAATCGTAAAACTTGCGCTTATAGCAGCAACCGTGGGTCCGATCCTTTCCGTAGGCGGAAGAGCCATCAGCGGACTTGGAAAGATCACCTCCGGGATCGGAGGACTGGTAACAAAACTTAGCGGTGCGACAGGCGGTATCAGTGGGTTTGTAGGAAAACTTACAGGTCTATCAAGCGGTGCGACCTCCGCAACTTCGGCGGTATCCGGAACAACAGGTTCGATCGGATCCCTGGGCTCTACGGCAAGCACTGCGGCAGGCGGTGTTTCTTCCGCGGCATCTTCCTTTTCACAGATGGCCGGACAGGCACTGCAGCTTATAGCAATCGGCGCGTCGCTTGCTCTTGTAGGTGTGGCGATCAAGCTGATCGCAGATTCTGCGATTAAGGTCGCGGAGGCAGGACCCGGAGCTGCGGCGGCATTCGTACTTCTAGCCGGTGTTGGTGTAGGTATGGCCGCGGCGATGGCGGCGATCGGATCTGCGGCAACGGTATCGGCGGTAGGGCTTCTTGCTCTTGGTGCTGCGGTGCTTATGGTTTCCGCGGGAATTTCGCTGATCATCCTGGCACTCACGCAGTTTGTGCAGCAGCTTCCACTGATCGCTGAGTATGGCGGCACGGCGGCTTTGGCACTCCTTCAGATTTCTGCCGGGATGCTTGCCATGACGGCTTCAGCCGTGGCATTAACGGTTGCTCTGATCGCATTACTGATTCCGCTTGGGACTGTGGCGCTGGAAGCAGCTGCCGCGACACTTGCGTTTGGAGCCCTTGCATTATCGACCGGTGTTCTTGATGCGGCCATGCTGCTTTTAGCGATAAGTCTTACTGCAGTGGCGGGTGCCGTAGCGCTTTTGAATATCGCATTGACGGCAACGGTGATCCCGCTTACATCGATCAACACCTTACTTTTGACAATCAATCCGCAGCTGATCTTATTCACGGCTTCGACAGCCGCGGCAGCGATTTCAGTAGCTGCAATGACGGTTGCGGTTCTTGCGGATACGGTCGCGCTTCTTGCTAACACGGTAGCTGTTCTTGCTGCCGGTGCCGGAATGGCGGTTCTTTCTGCAGCAACGCTTCTTGCGACAGCAGCTCTTGCGGTGATGACGGTCGCAGTCCTTGCTGACACGGTTGCGGTTCTTGCAAATACTGTGGCAGGTCTGGCGCTGGGAGTTGCTCTTACGGCAGTCTCTACAGCAGGGCTCGCAGCGACGGCGGCGATGCTTTCTATGACGGCAGCGACTCTAGCAGATACCGTCGCGGTCCTTGCAAATACGGTCGCGGTGCTCGCGAATACCGTGGCGATTCTTGCCAGCACGGTTGCAATTTTAGCAAATACGGTGGCGGTCCTTGCAGGCACGGTCGGTGTTCTGGCATTTACCGTGGCGATCCTAGCCAATACCGTAGCGGTTGCCGCTAATGCAGCGGCGATGCTTCTTCTGAAGGCTGCGGTCGACGGGGTTCTGCTTTCGGTGTCTTCTATTGCGACGGAAGCAACAACAGCGGCGGCAGCACTAACGTCCATGCAGACATCAGTGAGTGTCGTGAAGGGTGCCTTAGACGGGCTATCCAGTATCGCCTCGACGGCAGTGGACAACTTCATCTCCGCAATCACCGGGAAATCCGGGAACGCGCAGACGGCAGGACAGAATATCGGACAGTCGGTGACGACTGGTGTAAAAAGCGGCCTTTCGCAGTTCGTGCCGAATATCAATACCTCTATGACGAACGGTGTAAATGCCGTGACCACTGCGAGAAGCAGGGCACAGATTGCGGCTCAGGGCGTGGGGGCTGCCATCACAAATGGTGTGAAAAACGGGGTGAATTCTCTCCCGAATCAGATAGCTCAGGTCATGAGCCGGGTCGTGCAGTCGGTAACCTCTGCCATCCGGTCTTTGCAGAGCCAGTTTTCAAACACGCGGTTTTCCTTTAATCAGCATGTGGCGGTTCCGCATTTCAGTATGTCGGGATCGTTTGATGCCAAGTCAGGTTCTGTGCCGAGCGTCAATGTGAGCTGGTACAAGAAGGCCATGGATAACGGCATGATCTTAAACAGCCCGACGATCTTTGGCTATAAGAACGGGAGCCTTCTTGGCGGCGGGGAAGCCGGCGCAGAGGCCGTGGTCGGTGTTGACTCGCTCCGGGCGATGATCCAGGAAGCGGTCGCATCACAGACATCCGCGATTGCCGACGTGCTTACAGGAGCCGGCGGAGGAGATATTACCATCCCTGTTTATCTTGGAGGCACGCTGCTCGACGAGACGATCGTCACAGCCCAGCAGCGGGTGGCACTCCGGTCAGGAGGCAGATGATGGCATTCATACACTATTTACGAATTGACGGAACAGAACTCCCGCTTCCGATCTCCTATGATCTTTCGCTTTCCGATGTGACGGCGGACAGCTCAGGAGAGACGGAGGCGGGAACCACGCAGAGGGATGTTGTGAGATCCGGCGTGGCAACGATCTCGGTATCTTTTCAGGTATCGCCGGTCTGGCTTAAGAAGCTGTCGACCATGCGGAAGCAGCCAAAACTCTCCGTGGATTTTTTCAATACGGAGACGATGATCCGTGAGAACAGAGAGATGTATATTGACGGTTTCAAGACAAGCCTGGAGCACGATACGAGCAGAAAGGGTTTGTGGAAGGTCAGCTTTTCACTGAAGGAATATTAATGGAAAGGGGTGGAGCATATGTACAGCGTATCAGACGCCTATAAGAAGGCAATACAGGAAAATACCCGCTCCTTTACCTGGTCCGGAAAGATCACAACCGTCGATGGGACAGCGTATCCCTTTGAGAATAAAGACATTGTAAAAGGCTCCGGATATGTGCTGAGGCAGTGCTCCGGAAGCTCTGAGATTGAGCTGGGATCCGTGTTCGCATCTGAGATGGGGATATCCCTTTTTCTTGATGCGGACAGGTATTCACTTGAGAATGCCGAGGTTACCTTGGATTTTCATATGACTCTGCCGGACGGAACTATTGAAACAGTCCCGATGGGCATCTTTTACGTGGCTGAGGCTAACCGGAAGATCAAGACGCTGGAGCTAAAAGCCTATGACGGGATGCTGAATTTTGAAAAGCCATATAACAAGGCGCAGTCCAGCGGGTATCCGTATGATTTTCTATCCATGATGTCCACTGACTGTAAGGTGGATCTGGCGCAGAGTCAGGCGGAGATTGAGGCACTGCCAAACGGCACGGAGCTTCTTGGCGTCTATCCGGACAATGATATCGAGACCTGGCGTGATTTTCTGCATTACCTGTCACAGGCGCTTGGCTGCTTTGCCGAGGTTAACCGGGAAGGAAAGCTTCAGCTTATCCAGTACGGAAATGCGCCGGTCTGCACGGTAAACAATACGCACCGATATTCTTCAAGCTTCTCGGATTTTGTTACGAGATACACGGCGATCAATTCCACGAACAGAAGGACAAATACCGCAGAGTATTATGCGCTGGATCCGGATGATGGGCTCACCATGAATCTGGAAGTGAATCCGCTCCTGCAGTTCGGCCTGGATGAGACCAGAAAGAGGATCTTAAATAACCTGCTGAATACAATTGCGGTGATCGAGTATGTTCCGTTTGATTCGGACACGATCGGAGATCCGGCGCTCGATCCGGGCGATGTTCTGACCTTCTCCGGCGGGCAGGCAGATGAGACGAAGATCGCAGCCATTACCAGCATCAATGTGAAGATCAACGGTAAGTGCACCCTCAAATGCGTAGGGAAGAATCCGCGTCTTGCTGAAGCGAAGAGCAAGAATGAAAAGAACCTGACAGGACTGATCAATTCTGTCGAGACCACGAAGATGGCGACCTACTCCTATGTCAATGCGATGGGATACACCCTTGGTGAGGAGAAGATCCAGATCGTCAATATAGAATACGCAACCCAGGAGGAGACCGACTGCGAATTCAAAGCAGCGATCCTTCTGAAAGTCGAGGCTCCGGAAGATCCGCGGTCTGTTTCAGCAAAGGGGACCGGAACTACGATCCTGCCGGAAGAGACGACGGATGGATCCGGAACAGCAAAGAATAAAGAACTGGCTACTACCGTGACGGTTCCGGTGAACTGGACCGAAGACGGGCAGTCGGTTGTGACTGTTTATTACGTGGTGGATGGGCATGAAGTTGAAGAGTTCCATCCAAAGGAGACCTGGCACAGCGGGCAGCATATTTTAAACCTGTTCTATCCGCTTCTCGATATGCAGGAAAAGACCCTGCATACCTTTGAGGTCTGGATCTCGATTGCACCGGGAGTGGCAACGATCGATGCGCAGTGCATT